AAAAACCCTATAAAAAGTGATGCAAGGCACTTAAAATAGGGAATTTTATTAAATTATTAAACCGCTTGCATTCGGCATTACAAATATACAAAAAAACTATAATTTAGAGTTAATAAACTCCATTAAATCAGGATAAATCATATCCCAGTTTAAAACTTCTTGATTTTCTTTTGTTAATCCTATAAATTTACCCTCTACAAAATCAGTTAGTAAATTTACTTTACTGTCGTTATTTCTAATCTCTAATTCATATCCATTTGTAACCATATCAAACGAATCAAACAAATTACCAGTATTTAAAAAATTATACCTATCGTACTTTTTCTTTGGAAAACCTCTACCACTTCCCTCATAGTTTTTAGCATATAATCCTAATATTCTGCCATCTATTCCTATACCTTTTTCAAACAACTGGTCTTCCCTATTCAAATCAATTATTTCAATCTCTTTCTTATAAGCTATTTTACTAACTTCCACAGGAATACTGTCCCGAACTCGTATCAGGTTTTCTAAATAGGTTGCAGCTGTTCCTTTTTCCATACCACAAATATAAATAAAAAACCCGATACAAAACTGCATCGGGTTAATCAACTAATTAAAAAATGAAACTACACTACTACTACTGTACCAATATTAGATTCAAACAATAGTCCGTTACTTGACACAAGCACTACCCCAGTACCATCAGTATTTGTAGTTTGTACTGTATAAGTACCTGCTACCGCTGTTGGTATTGTAAGTGTATAGGTTTTCGCATTTGAATCAGCCACAACCGCAGTATGTACTACTGTCGTTCCGTTTCTCTTAACCAAGAAATCGGCTGTCAAAAATCCCCCTGCATAATGTGTTTTATCAAGCAACGTTGCCGATACTACTAATGATGTTCCAGCTACTGCTAATGGGGCTGGTGTAAACAATACATCGTTAACTCCGTCTAATTCGTCCATTGAATAATCTAACTGACTACCTGTAATCCAAGTCGCTCTCTCCATTTCAGCCATTGATGTATCGGCTAATTGAAGCATAAACTTAAATTCACTTGGGTTTGTTCCGTCTTTGCTCACATATTTATCTGTGAATACCATTGATGTTTTAAATCCTTTCACAATACCACCTTTGGTTTGTGTCATAATTTTAGAACCATTGATGTCATAAAAAGCTACGTTTCTAACTCCGTTTGAGTTCAATCTTCGCATTGCTTTCCAGAAGTTCATTCCTTTGTTTCTAAACATTCCCTCAAATTCATAAGGTAATTCAGCATCTACTGACTTCTCTCCTGAACCATCCGATGTAGATATTTTAGCAGAAGCATCTACGTTTTTGAAACTTTCAAATCCGTTAATAAGTATAATATCCTTTTTCTTTTGTGCTATTTGAATGTTTGCCAATGTTTGCTCATCTGTATAGGTATAAGTACCTGATGACAACTCTATCGCAACCACTCTCTGCCAGTCAAATTGACAACCTTGTTGTCCTGTTCCGATTGTGTTTCCTGCTCCGCATTCCACCACATTTAATTGATTTACTAATGCCATATTATTTTATGTATTTTTGAATTAATAATTGTTGAATTGTTTTCGTGTTTGATAGCGTTATGCTATCTCCTACATAGTAGGTTTTGTCTAAAGTAAATTGTTGTATTACTAAAAACGTTTGTTCTTTTTTCATCTTAAAATCTTATTTGCCTTATGCAGTTACTAATTATTTGAATCTTAACATCAATTACAATTGCATCCCAAACATCTAAAGTAAAATTATCTTTACCGTTCCCGTAGTTAGGAAACTCTTGCATATCATAATTACCACTCCAATTTACTACACCGCACCTATCAAAACATTTTTCAATATTTCTTACTAATGGATATAATATATTTTTATAACTCATCGCCCATCTCTCCTCGTTAGTCAAACTTACTTCTGTGTTTCTACACGCTAAAACTAACTTTAAATTAGCTTCACAGGTATTACCAAAAGTTTGTTGTACAGATTTGTTTGATGTTTGATAAATCAAAGGATAAGGACTTGTGTTTGCTTTTGAATATAACTCTAGTTGCTGTTGTAAATGAAATTCGTTACCCCATTTATATATTGGCTTGAAACCATCTATTTCAGGTAGCTGTTCAAAGATTTCTGTTAATTTTTCTTCTACAACTATCATAGTCCAAAATGATTTATTACAGTTTTTGGCTGAAAATATGTTATGTCATAAACAGCTTTGTTCTTTGTCAAATAATCATATAACGATACTTCGTTACTTAAATTAATTCCATTGAAAGAAATCGCTATTCCGTTCCAATTATCAGTAAACTGAACTTTGTTTAGCATCATACTACCAATATACATCTTAATAAACTTGTTCCATATAGAAAGTTGTTTTATAGATGGGTCTTGTGTCGTTGCATTCTCTGACTTTGCTATCTGCATACCTGTTGTTGTATAGGTACGATAATCATTAGCCAAATAATAGAAAAAAACATAATAAGCTATTAAACTCACTTTTTTTCCTCCTATCGTGTAACGCAACCCTCTCCAATCATCTTTCCCATCAACTAAATCTTTCCATTTTTGCAAGGCGGTAATTTTCCAACTACCGTCCTGCTCAAATTGGTTGTATAATTCAGTTGCTTGTGCAAATCCTAAAACATCTAACATCAATTCTGATTCCTTATCCTCAATCTCTTGTGCTAATGCACTAGATGGATTCAAATTATTACTACCTATACTTGGTTGTAAAACCGCATTAGGTATGTATAACTCTTTTCCCTCAAAGTAACTAGAATCGATTATCATTGTTTTTAGTTTTTAGGTTGCTTTGTAACTGTCATTGTGGGTTCTGCTTCTTCAATCTTTACATCTTTAGCTAACTTTGCCAACCCTTTAGTGATTAACTTGTCTGCGTGTACTTTGTGCAACAAATAAGTGTCACCACCCATTGTTACTGTTTTGTAATCCGATGCTTTGTCAAAAGTTGCAGTTCCTACAATCTTTTCTTCTTGTTCTTTAATACTGAAATTAGGCATATTTATTTAATTTTAAGTTAAGGTTTCAATAAAGCAGCTTTTACAGTCGCTAATGATGCTGACATAGCACCAGGCAAATTGTTTTTAGCCACTCTCAAAATAGAGAATACCTCGCCAATGGCTGATTTCTCATTTTTGATGAATTGGTCGTTGTAAGTTCCAAACCTTAAAATAAATCCTGAATGAATTTCTTTGTAGATTGAACTATCCATTACCACTACTGTACCTAAAGTTACTCCATTGTTAGCGAAAACTCTCAAACCATTGATTTGACCATTTTGCATATAAGGAAGTAATCTCGAATTACCCTCTGTGTCTTGTGTGAACATTGTTGTTACAATATCGCTTGGGTGCATAATAGCAACGTCTGCGTTAAAGTTCATACCGTTAATTACAGATTGCAATGCAATTACTGCTAATCCGTTATCAGGAATTACTAATGTATCGTCCATTACAGATGATGTATAAGCTGTGCCGTTAGTCACAATTTGTGCTAACAAGCCTTTTTGCCACTCACGGATTACTTTATCTTCAAACAAAGATAAAATCTCTGCATAAAGCATATCATTATCCATTTCAAACTCCTCTGTCCACTCGATACGACCTGCATATTTCTTACGAGTTGTAAGTGTACGGATGAATGTATCGCTTGTCAATGGTTTTGTTCCACCCTCAGCCACTAATGCTACTGCACCTTCTGCTGTCGCTTGCTCATTTTTAATGATTTGTTGTGGAACTTTTGCCACCTGACGGTTAGAAATTACATTTAAAATGAAGTTTTCAGGGTATCTGATTACAGAAATACCTCCTTCAAGCTCATAATTCTCATTTATCGGCAATAATACTCCTGTATCATTTGTTTGTGCGGTTGCAGCAGTAAATTTAGTAGCGGCTCTCTTTGCACTAAATTCAAGTTCAAAATCTTGACCACTTCTAATTGCTTCTAAAATTTTCCCTTTATTATCCTCAATTGATTTTCTTAATTGGAATTTTTCAAGGTCTGACAAACTTCTAGTTTGTTTTTTCTCCATCGCTTCCATCGCCTCTGCAATGTTACGAATTTGAGAAGCAATAGTAACTGTGTTACCATCTTTGTCTTTCTCTTCTGCACCAATAGTGGCTCTTAAAGCCTCACTTATTGATTTAGAATAATCTTCGTTTTGGTTTTTAGCACGCTCATCTAATGCTGTTTCAAATGCCGAAACGAACTTAATTTGGTTTTCATCTAAAGTTGCACCTTTTTTTTCCAATGCACTTCTTAAATTAAATCTTTCCATTCTTTTTTTTGTTTAAAAAATTGTTACTTTCCCTTTTTGTACTTCCTCTTTTACTTCCTTTGGAGTGTTCGTCACGGCTCTTGTAGCTAAAAGATTGTGTAAATCGTTTATTTGTTCTGGACTAAATTTATCCAAAATTGCTCTTTCTTGTAATTGATTAAAACTTCTTAATTGTGCATTCTCATCGCTCGAAAATGTTACCAATGAAATCTCCCCCAAACGTATTTCTTTAAGTATGTAAGCATCATCGGCTTCGCTGTACTCTGTTTTATCCCATACATAGTTAAACCCATACGATAATTGTCTTAATACTTTTTGTAGAACTTGAGCCATTGCCTCATCAGCATATCTAACTCCCTCAATTATATCTGCTTCAAAATACAATCCGTAATCATCTTCCTGTAATACTTTTGGCCTTGCTAACATCTCTGTTTGCCTGTGTTGGTTCAAAACCAAAATAGGGTTTTTATTACTCCCAACTCCTCTTGCATTTAAACTATTTTGAGTAGCACCTTTCAAAACTATTTCATTATAGTCATTCTTACTACCCCACACTATCGGATAACCCTTAATTTCTCTTTCGTTAACCTCAAATTTAGACCGTACATTATCAATTGGCAATGCTATCGGGTTTTTATATAACTCCCTTTGTGCTTTAAATTCTAATATCTTATTTTCCATTGTACTTTTCTTGTAAGTTAGTATATGCCTGTGTCATATCGTGTCCGCTTGCCGTCATTTTATCTAAATTATCTATGTAAAGACCATCAGCCTCTAATCCTGCTTTTTTATCCTCTTGCAATGCTTCAATACCTGAAAAGTTAGGTTTAAACTCCAACTCACTAGGCAAATAAAATATTTTTGTCAAATCTTTCGCCACCTGCTCACAACTAGACTTTATTACATTCTGCCAAAAACTCTTTTCAGCAATCAGCTGATTACTAAATGTAGCATTGTCTTTCTTTGGTATCAACTCTTTATTAACCCCAAAAACCCCTGCTATCTTAATCGCATTCTCTAACGTTTCGTCAAATGGCTCTAATTCCTTAATAGTTCCCAATGTTTTTATAAACTGCAACGGCACACTCGACAACCCTATAAAACTCTTATCACCTATCAACCCATTTCTTTCTTGCAAGTCCTTCAACATTGTATCTCTTGTAATCGGATCTATTGCCTCCTGCAAACTTGCTCCCCCGCCTCCTACTGGTGCTTTTGCCAATATCCCTGCATTACCATTCTTCGCATATACATTATACCTCGCCTGATAAACCGCCAATATATTATTTATATTCTTTTCACAAGCCCATAACAAACTCTTACCCATTCCACTTTCTGTTATCCCAGTAGGTGTTCTATGTAAAACATATCTAGGCGACAATTTATGCTGATAAAAAAATATTGTACTGTAATAATCTATCAAATCATAAACCGACTTCATCAAAAAAGGATTTGAAATCTCTTTCTTCAAAACAGCCCTAGTAACATTTGGCTTCAATACCCAAATATTAGTAATATTGTCAATTGTAGGGTTCACAATACTATCAGCAGTCTTTGTATAAACATAACTATTGCCATCTGCCAACTTCGAGAACACCATCTGATACACTATATCTGGCAAGGTGTCAATAGGATTTGGCTTCTCTAACTTCGCTTGCAAATTTCCACTCGGTATCACAATCTCCTGAGTTGATTTATTCACTATGTCATACTTTATAGAACTACAACGCTCGCTTATTGCATCAATTGGTATGAAAACCTCCGCTATCGTATTAGCTAAATCAAACGCTTTGTCTTGGTCAAACTTTACTAGCTTGTCGCCATTAACCCCATTCATATACTGATTGAAATACGATAACCAAGCACCATCGTTCATCTGCTCTGCAAATCCAGATGTCGCTTTCTTTTTACCAAAAAGTTTCCAAGCCATTTATATTGAATTTTTGTTACAAATATACTTTTTTTTTTAATATCAATGCTTTTTTATAATATTTTTATTATCCATACAAAAATCCCTTATACTTTATCTTAACTATACTAGCACAAGCACACAAACTGTCAATAGCATCCTTCCTGTGTAAATTACTTCCCTCTCTGTCATAACTGGTTACGTCTTTGATGAAATTAGCATACTGCTGATTCGACTTGTAATTCTCATCAAATATAAAATGATTCTTCACAAACTCCACATTACTCAATATCCTAGCCTCCTTCGGCATCGTACTCGTAAAAGGCTTAACAGTTGTAGTATTACTCAAATCCCGCTTCAATAAAACATAACTCGCAACCCCCAAACCATTTACTTCCAAAAATACCTCCTCGATAAAATGACCCCTGCTCTTGTCTATAATTACCTCATTCACAACCTCTATCCCATCTTTGCTATATATCACATCTTTTACAAAACAAACAACTTTTTTCTCGATAATAGCAACGTGTATGAATGGAACGCTAAAATAATCACCACCAAAGTTACTAGGGTCGCCACAAGCAAACTTAAACACCACACTGTCAAAAGGAACTTTACTCAAATCCCAAAACCTTAAACTCTGTAACGGTAACAACTTCCCTAACAAATCCTGTGGGTTCTGCTGATACTGCGTTTCAAATACGTTTTTGTCAATCTGCCGTATCTGATTCAACTCACCCAACGTCTGCTTAAACTCCCACAATGCGTGTTCATTACCATACTCATCAGTAGTAATACAAGGAATATCTATAAACTCCCACTCATCTCCCTCTGTTTCTTTTAAATACCCTATCAAATCGTTTGAGTGCAACCTCTGACCAATTACAACAATAGGAGTGTCCCTGCTATTTGTCCTTGACCTTATCGTGTTCTCAAATCGCTCATTTACCCTCATTCTCTTTAAATCGCTCAAAGCATCGTCAGGCTTCAAAGCATCGTCAATTACAATAGCACCAGCAAATACCCTATCTACACTAACAGCTATATTATCCGTAAAATCCCTATCAACCTCCCCAGCTCCAAAACCAGTAATCTGTCCACCAGTTGCAGTAGCATAAACTCCACCACCCCTAGTAGTAGCCCACTTACTCTTACTCGCACTACTCTTACTCAACTCTACATAAGGAAATATCCTCCTATAATCCTCCGAATCTACAAAATCCCTTATACTCTCACTATTGTCCTCCGCCAAACTACCCGAATAACTTAAATGTATAAACTTGGCACTAGGATTATGTGACAATCCTAAAGCTATAAAATTCTTTACAGCCAATTCTGTCTTACCATATCTAGGTGCTATACTAATACAAACCCTACGCAAATCCCCTCGAATAATCCTATCCAATACCTCGCAAATAACAACGTGATGACTGTTCTCAACAAAACTCCTACCAAATCTCTTCTGGAAAAAATATTTAGTGAAACTCATCGAACTACTCATCAACTTCGCCTGTACTAAACGTAACTTATTATCTACTACTGCTTCCATATAAAAAAAAATTATGTGAACGATTTTTTGAAAAAATTATTTTAGGTCTTAAACAGCCCCCCAGCTTCACTTCTTAAAGGTTTTGTTCTTTGTGGCCTCCTATTGTAGTGCTTCATACATTGCTATTTTGTAGGAATAACTGTTTGCACTATAACATTTATTATGTAAAATAGAAACGTATTTTCACCTCCTTAATTCTGTACTGAAACGGCTGTATTGCCCTATTTTATTGATCCTAATGAATTTAAAATGATAGTAATACAAATGTAAACATACCTTTTGTAGTCCTAAAAGAAGCCTTATAAATACCCTTTATTCAATTTGCTTTAAAATCTCATCAGCTTCAATTACAGTTAGTGGCTGCATTACATTTACATTCGCATCTATTGTAGTCTTATTGCCAAACTTCTTATGGTTCATCGTTGCCAACATCTTAAGGATCGTCTCCGTTGCTAGCCTTGCCCTTTGAACTGTTACAGGGTTTGGCACTCGAAAACCTTTTTCGTTAATATACCAATCGTTACTATTATCGAGGGCAACCTCAAGGGCCTTGTCAAACATCACGACTTCTCTCTCTTCGCAGGCACGTGCGTAACTTTCTTTAAGAGATTCATTGAAATGTAATAGATTATAAAACTCTTGCCGGCTTATTTGTTTTAACTCTTCAATAGCCTTATAAGCCGGAGTTCCGTTTGTTATT